TACTGGTAATTTGTTAGTCGCTAACGGAACAGGTTTTGCATCTACAGCAGTTGGAGATTTATCAGAAATTTCTACTGTAGCTAGTGATGATGTATTACTTGCAGTAGATACTTCTGGTGGTGGGCTAAAGAAAATTTCAAGAAGTACATTAGTTGCAGGATTAGCTGCATCATCAGCCCTTTCAAATATAGTTGAAGATACTACACCACAGCTAGGCGGTGATTTAGATGTAAATGGAAATGATGTAGTTTCTACATCTAATGGTAATATTACTTTAACTCCTAATGGAACTGGAGTTGTTAGAATAGATGGTAATGTAGATATTCAATCTGGAGAAATTGTATTAAAAAATTCAGGCTCAGTATCTAATGTTAAATTTTATTGTGAAACAAGTAATGCTCATTATACACAACTACAATCATCTGCTCACTCAACGTATTCTGGTAATGTAGTATTAACCTTACCTCCGTCTACAGACACTTTAGTAGGTAAGGCAACTACTGACACTCTTACAAACAAAACACTAACAAGCCCAGTTCTTACAACACCTAATATTGGAACACCTAGTGCAGGAGTATTAACTAATGCAACTGGACTGCCTTTATCAACTGGTGTTACTGGTACACTACCTGTTGCTAATGGCGGTACAGGAGCAACTACTGCAGCAGCAGCCCGGACTAGTTTAGGTTTAGTTATTGGTACAAATGTATTAGCTTTTGATACGAATCTACAAGCTTTTACAACAGCTTTTACACTTCCTACTTCGGACGGTACTAGTGGACAAGCTCTTATTACTAATGCGTCAGGAACAATTTCTTTTGGAGATGTAGATTCTCTTCCTAGTCAATCTGGTAATTCAGGAAAATTTTTAACTACAAATGGCACAGCAGCTTCTTGGGCCACTGTAGGTAGTTCAGCTTATTCACGTACTTCTTTTACAGCTACTGCAGGGCAAACAACTTTTAGTGTTAGTTATACTGTAGGCTTTGCAGATGTATTTTTAAACGGTATTAAATTAGTATTAGCTACAGATTTTACAGCTACTAATGGAACTTCTATTGTTTTAGCATCTGGGGCTGCTGTTAATGATCATGTAGAAGTATTAGCTTATAATGTTATTAGTGTAAGTAATGTTTATACACAAGTACAAACTGATGCTAAATATGCACATGTTTCAAATAATCTTTCTGATTTAGCTTCAGCTTCTACAGCTTTAACTAATTTAGGACTTACAAGCACTGCAGCAGAACTTAATTATACAGATGGCGTAACTTCTGCAATACAAACACAGCTAGATGCTAAAGCTACTTACCCAAGTCAGTCAGGTCAATCAGGAAAATTCTTAACTACTAATGGCAGTGCTGCTAGTTGGGCTGCAGTAGCAGGTGACATGGTTCTTTTATCGACTATAACTGCATCTAATGCTGCAACAGTTACTTTTGACAGTAATATAGATTCTACATATTATCGTTATATAATAATTGGATCTGGAATCTACGGTTCAGCATCAGCAGGTTTTGGTGCTTTATTAAAAATTGGAGGCTCTTTTTTAACAGCAGGTTATTATTATCAGCATGTAAGACAAGCACTTGGATCAAGCGGTTCGACCAGTTTTAACTATGGCACTGGTAGTAGTGCTGCAAGTATTGCTAACAATCTTTCAGGAAGCGATGTTTCAACATCTGCTGCACAACCTGCCAATATAGTTTTTCAATTTGATACTCCTAGTGCTAACGCATATCAAACAGTCAGATATGATGGCGTTACAGTAACTGGAAACACTAGCGCAAATAGAACTATAGGAGGTTGTTTGATGAACCATACTCAAGGAGTAATGACTGGGATTAAATTTCAATTAGCTAGTGGAAATATATATGGTTCATTTAGTTTATATGGCATTGCTAAATAATTGTTTAATAGTAAACAAAAAATTATAGGACTTAATAATGACACGTTATCACGCAACTGTTGACGGAGATGTACCATTTACTGCTGAAGAAGAAGCTGAATGGGACGCACGAGAATCAGAATGGAACGCAGATGCTAATGCTCGATCAGAAGCTATCGTTAGAAAAAAACGCAACGATTTACTAGCTGAATCCGATTGGACACAGATTACTGATGCAACTGTAGATAAAGCAGCTTGGGCTACATATCGTCAAAGTCTTAGGGATATTACAACACATAGTAATTTTCCTACCCTTGAAGATTCTGATTGGCCTACAGCCCCATAGGAGTTTTAAATGAGTAGAGCAAGAGACATAGCTGATAGCGCATCTACTATCAACGCACTTGATGGTGTTACTGCTACTGGAGCAGAATTAAATTTTTTAGATGGAGTTACAGGTACTACAGGTACAGGTAATATGGCGTTAAGTACTAGTGCAGCCCTTACAACTCCTAAAGTTACTACTGGTATACAAGACTCAGGTGCTAACCTAGTTATTCCTTTTGATACCAACCAGTTTTTTTCTGGTACATTTTCTGATAAAGTTGTAGCTATAGGAAACACTGGAACATCACAAACAATAGATTTAAATGACGGTAATTTATTTACTGCAACACTTAATGGTAATTGCACTTTTACACTCGCTACTGCTAATAGTGTTAGTAATAGAGGAAGTTCATTTACTTTAGTTTTAACAAATGATAGTACTGCTGATAGAACTGTAGCATTTGCTGGAGGGACTTTTAAGTATCCGGGAGGATCTGTTAGTCGTACTACCACTGCAAATGCTACCGACATTTGGTTTTTCTTTACGCCCGATGGTGGTACTACTTATTACATTTCACTACCAATGAAAAATCTTTCTTAAATAGGAGAAAAACAAATGGCTCTTTCAGCAGAAATGCAAGCAGTGGTCGATCAGCAAAACGCAATTGAAGATAACCGCTCTGTTAATCAAGCTTCACAAGAAGCAAAACGAGCAAAACTAGAAACTTTGCGTATGGCTAAAGAAATATTAGTTGAGAATCGTAGGACTCAAGCAGCGTCTGATGCTAGTGATATTACTTCATCCGCAGTAACTACGTTAGCTGGAGAACTAGATACGTTTGTAAATAGTTAATGGAAGCATACGCCTATTTTTCATCGCCCATATATCGTGAAGAGCGATTAGAGTGGGTAGACGAAACGTTAAAGCATACCCATAAATACTATGAGCAAATAGAATCTTCGGTGGTTAAGCAAACTGGATACATGGGAAATGACCCTGACCTTGGCTATTTAGCGTCTTACTTCCGAGATAAAGGGGTTAGTATATTAAAGGATCAGGGTTATTTAACAGACGAGTATGAGTTTTACGTGTCTGGAATGTGGGGTCAGGAGTTTGCATCTACTGGTAGTAATATTATGCACGTTCACGGTAATAGTCAGATTTCTGGTTTTTACTTTTTAGAAGTTTCTGAAGGAGGCTCCTATCCTATATTTGATGATCCTCGCTCTGGTAAGAAAATGTCAGAATTATTTTCGGAACAGAAAGAAGAAGTAAACATGGCAACTCAGCAGATACATTTCAACAATGTACAGTCTGGCACAATGATGATGTTTAACTCTTGGTTGCCACACATGATTACAGCTAATCAATCTGAAACCCCGACAAAGTTTATTCATTTTATTTTGTCGCAACGAAAAAGGTTTATTTGATGCAACATTTGCTAATGCCTTATTCGACAAAACTAGAAACTCATGCGTGGTGGGAAGGTGCGTTTACTGAACAAGAATTAAATATTCTACAAGAGATGGCTAAATCTTCTACTACAGAAGCACAAGTAGGTGGGGCTGAAGTAAATAGTAACATAAGAAGATCTGAAGTAACTTGGCTTAGTAATAAAAAAAAGACACGATGGATCTTTGAAAAATTAAGTCATGTTATTTCTTCCTTAAATGCTCATTATTATCAATTTGATTTAACTGGATTTGGAGAACCAATACAGTTAACAAATTATAAAGAATCAAATGAAGGATTTTATGGATGGCATCAAGATTTTGGTAAGGAAGGAGGGTCACGTAAATTAAGTGTTTCTTTACAACTGACCGATCCTTCAGAGTACGAAGGAGGAAACTTACAGATACTAACTGGACCTGAGCCTTTAACAATGAAAAAACAAAGAGGATTAATTGTTGTTTTTCCTTCGTGGACAGTGCATCAAGTCACACCAGTAACAAAAGGATCGAGACAATCTTTAGTAACTTGGATAACAGGGTCATCATTTAAATGAATTTTAGTGAAAAAGATTTTATAGGTGTTTTTGAAAATGTTTTTCCAGACGGATATTGCGAACATTTAATTAAAGAGTTTGAAATAAATCAAAAACTAGGTTTTTCTAAAACTAGAATTGAAAGTGAAGATGCAGTAGCACACACAAAAAATGATAATCAAATTTTTCTCAATGGAAGAAATTTACGTTTTAACGATTTTGAAAATAAAGATACCTACAATATGTTTTTTGATGGATTGCAAGAATGTTTTAACCTGTATGCAGATAAATTTTCAATTATAAAAAACCTTAGAATAAGCTCTAGGGATTTAAAACTTCAAAAAACAGAAAGTGGAGGCGGTTATCATATTTGGCACAACGAACAAGGAAATGATGCTTATAGCAATCGGTCATTAGTTTTTATGCTTTATCTAAATACTTTGCCAAATGACGCTTGTGGTGAGACTGAATTTTTATATCAACAGCGCAGAATTAAACCTGTAGAAAATACTATGGTAATTTGGCCCGCAGCTTTTACTCATGGACACAGAGGCAATGTCGTCTATGGAGATAACATAAAATATATAGCAACTGGATGGTTTTACAACGAGTGAGATATTATGCCAATAGGAACAAGTAAAGCAGGAGTTTTAGGAGGAGTTAGCCTAGCCCCCGGAGGAACAGAAACGTTCAACTCTTCGGGTACTTTTACAGCCCCTGCTGGTATTACAAGCGTAAATGTAACGGGAAATGGTGCTGCTGGTAATGCAGGTAATACCAGTGCTGGAGGACAGGGGTTTGGTCGTGGCGGTGCTGGTGGTGGTGGAGGAAGTGTACCAACTGGTGGAACTTGCCAGCAACAAGCAAGAGGACCGGGTGGTGCTGGCGTACCTGCAAACAGTTTATTAAGTCCCGGAAATGCAGGTAATACTGGTACTGCCTCTACAGGTTTTAGTTTAACTTTTCCGGGAGGCTCTGGAGGGGCAGGAGGAACGGCAGCGACTAATGGAACTGATGCGAATAACGGAAGCACAGCTACCCCAGAAACAAGTGTAGATAGTGGTCCTCAACAAGGGACTACAAACAATGCTGGCACTGGGAGATTCCGTGGTGGATATGGTAATTCAGGCACTGCGTCATCAAATTTTTGTAAAACTTGCGGTGAATTTACATTTGCGAAGGCTGCAGCAGGTGGTGGTGGTGGAGGTACAAACCAGATAGGAGGTAATGCACAGAGTTCATGTGTTGCTGGGATAGGTGGTCAAAATTGTGGTGGTCCCGGAGGTATAGGATCATTTATTAATCGGTCTGTTGGAATAACCCAAAGAGCAGCTGGAACAGGGTCGGTTGGTTCTGGAAATTCTGGTAGTGGCGGTGGTGGTGGCGGTGGCGGTTCTTCTGCTGGTTTTGGTGCAGCCTATGCTGGCGGTGGTGGCGGTGGTGGCGGTCAAGCGTGTTTTGGAAACCCTGCTGGTGCTGGTAGTCCCGGTGCAGCCTCAAATCCGACAACTCAAAATTGTGTCTCAGTAGTTGCTGGTAGTAGTTATCCCATAACTGTTAATGGTCAAGTTGTTGTTTCATGGTGTCCTCAATGAATAAAAAAGAATACGAAAAAAAACTTGAAGAAAAAAATAGAAAAGAACAACTTGAATCAATGGATGCGAATGCAACAAGAGCGCAAGCAATCAGCATTGGAAGTTCGGGAAGTGGTACAACAGAGATAACTATGCGTGGAAGAAATGGGGTTTTTTTGTGGAACGTATTTCAACCAGTTCAAGTTATAGAACTTATTCATCAGATGTCGGCAAGTATTGGGTGCCATATTCATATTCAGCCAAGAGAAGATTTTGCAAGCTGGAGAGATTGGCCCAAGTTAGGAGAAGCAGACAAGTTACATTTAAATGGACATCCACCTTTTGCTAGTTATCTTCCTACTGCACCCGATACTGGTCAAATGAAAAAAGAACCTGTTGGTATTGATCCTAGACTTACAGAGGAAAAATCATGTGGCAGTTAAGAAAATTATCAACAAATGAGCCACTAAACGAAGCAGGTGATTTGCCTAAAAACTGGCATTCTATTTTTGGGTTGCATGGATTTATTGATAAAATTGGTGACTTGTCTTGGCTGGGTGCAGACTATAAAGACATGGGTTGGATTGAGCTTTCAGCGGAAGAAGAAAAACAAGTTAATGTTAGTAAAAGTTTAAATAGAATTAATGAAGAAAAAAACAAAGCTTTACTGGCTATGGCAAAAGAAGGCTTAACAGTTAATGATTTATTTCTTTGGCAAGATTATGTTTTGGCTTTAGATGAAGCAAGACTTCAACCTGACATTGACACAAATTTAAAAATGCCTATATGCCCAAATACAGAATAAGATTTAATAAATCAAAAGGTCACGTAGGTAGAGGTTCTACTGAACATGCATGGAGAGTTTTACAAGGAAACAATGAATGGTTAGCAAGACACGTTGTCATTCAAGTTCCTTCTAGGACAGAGCAAGAAGGTCCAGATTGGAATATAGTTTGTGAAGGCAAACTTTTATTTTTTACTGACACAGATACAGTGGTAATTAAATGATAATTTCATACTCAAACAATTTTGTATTTATCCGAACTCCTAGAGCAGCTGGTACTTCTATGGCGTTTTATTTGTTTAAGTCTGGGCTAATAGACCCAAAAACGGATATTTATAAAGTTGAAGGCTCGTTCTCTACTTGGGAAGACTTCGATCAATTTATATCAACTGACGGACTAGAGTTTGCAAATCTACCGAAAGAGTTAAAAAGTTTAGAAAGCATGGCGGCTGTTCGTAGGACGTTTGACGATCTAAAGGCAAAGAGTGCTATTCAAGCCGATATGCCCTGTATAGCTACAATAAGAAATCCTATTGAAAGAATGGCATCTGGCTATGCTTATATCTGTAAGGATGTTGAAACTCATATTGCAAATAATAACGGAGTAGCAACTTCTGGGGTGCAGTGGATATTAGATAATGTTACTCCTAATGTAAATATGTACTGGGACACTGCGGTAAAAAACTATAACAACCCTCAGTCTGGTCATTCTTTTAGATGGCACTTGCAGTCTCATTATTTCCCTGATCATACGGAAGTATTTAACATTGAAAACTTGCATCAACACGCAAGCAGGTTTATTAATGAGAAAGGTGGTGTAGTATCTGAGCCAATAGAACTGCGTAGAAACACAGATATATTTACTCCCGATCAAACTGAAACAGTCTTTGCAGATTTAACAGCGGATAGACGGCAAGCAATGACTGATCTTTTTTCTAAAGATTTTGAGCTTTGGGAAAAGGCATATGCGGTATATAATTAATAGAGCTTTATCACATGGATGAAAATGTAATTTATTTAGATACAAATAAAACTATTTCTATAGATGTGATTATGAATGAAGCATCAGAAGAAATTGGAAACTGTCTTATTAAGTATGTAGAAAAAGGTTTACCTATAGAAGCTTTAATAGGTCTTTTAGAAATTTATAAACATAACATGACTGTTGAACATGTAAATATAGAGGACATTTAACGTGCCAAGAAAACCTGTTAGTAAAAAGAAAATGGCTTGCAACAAACCTAAACGTACTCCAAGTCACCCCAAAAAATCTCATGTAGTAAAAGCCTGTTCTAAAGGCAAAGAAAAAATAATTCGTTTTGGAGAACAAGGAGCAAGCACAGCAGGTAAACCTAAAGCAGGTGAGTCTGCTAAGATGAAAGCAAAGCGCAAAAGTTTTAAGGCACGACACAGCAAGAATATTAAAAAGGGTAAGATGAGTGCAGCTTACTGGGCTGATAAAGTGAAGTGGTAATTACTATGACTGAAGTAGAACTAGAGTTAGTTATACAGAAAGCAGCCCAAGAAGGAGCTAAACAAGCTCTAAGAGAAGTGGGATTATCAGACCAAGAAGCTTATGATGACGTTAAAGAGTTACGGAGTTTACTAGAAACTTGGAAGCTTACTAAAATTACAGTAGGTCAAACAATAACTAGAACATTAACTACAGCATTACTGACTGCATTGGCAGTTGGAATTTACATGGGATGGGGAGAATAAATATGTTAACTGCATTAAGTGCATTGCTAGAAAGATTTCAAAACTTTTTAACACGTACTAAAAATAAACTGGATGAACGATCTACTTTAAATAATAGAGTTTTAGTTTATGCAGGGGTTGCGACTGCTATAGTACTTGTTATAGCAATAGCAATTTAAAAGGAATATAAATTATGATGGGATTAGTAGATAAATTAATTGGACCTGTGTCAACTATCTTAGACAAGTTTGTAGAAGATAAAGATCAACGCGCTATGTTGGCACATGAGATAGCGACTATGAGTGAACGCCATGCTCAAGAAACTATAACAGCCCAACTAGAAATTAATAAAACTGAAGCTGCCCATTCTAGTTTATTTGTAGCAGGATGGAGGCCCAGTATTGGATGGGCTTGTTGTTTAGGAATGGTAGGTAATTTTCTTATTATTCCTTTTGCTAACTTTGGATTAGCATTAGCTGAAAAAGATATAGTTGTACCCTTAATTGATTTACAAACTATGATGCCAGTGCTTTTAGGTATGCTTGGGTTAGGCGGTATGCGAACTGTAGAAAAACTTAAAGGTGTTCAAAGAGAGAAATAATTATGGCTAGGAAAAGAGCATACAAAAAAAGAGCAGACTATCGTAAGGGTGGTAGGGTTACTTATCAGTTAGGTAGTATAGTTGCAGATGTGCAAGCACCTCAAGAAGAAAAACCTAATAAAGCATTTACTCAAGCAGATGTAGATCAAGCTGTAGCCGATCTTAATGCAGGAACACGTACAGCTGCTGATCTTGCAAAAGAGTATGGTGTATCTACGGATTATGTTAATCAAAATTTAGCAGCTGTTAATGCTCAAAATGCTCCTGCACCTACGCCTGATCCTGCACCTGCTCCAACTACTACTATACCTGCAGCTATAGCAGCTATTCCTGCTGATGGTAATTATTCACAATTTGAAACTCAACAAGTAGCAGATGCTTTAAATAGTGGAGCAATAACTTCAGCACAAGCTGCTGAACAATTTGGAGTTACAGCAAGTCAAGTAGAAGCTGAGTTAG